ATCAAGTTATAGCGGGGGGTGTACTTAACTCCGCCATTTCTGAGTTTGTTGCGTCTAGCGAAATCGTCTCTGCGAACGCGCAGTTTCCCGCAACGGTTTTAGAATCCACCAGCGTATCTGAGCTTGTGTCTGCCCTGACAGATTTTGGGGTAAGCGTACAAGAAGCGGCGACAGCTTTGGAGTCTGTTTCTGCATCTGTAAACTTTGCGGTGACTGTTCTTGAAACCAGCACGGCAACAGACGCTATTACAGCATTTTATATCTTCTTGGTGAACGTCGCCGAAAGTGCCACGGGCGCTGACTCTGTTGACATGCTGTCTATTATTAATGGGTCAGTTGTTGAATCGGCTTCTGGAGTGGATGAAACATCCTCTAAGGTAGTGTTTGTCACAAGCTTGGCTGAATCCGCGAGCGTACAGGACAGGGTAAGCACACTCGCAAACTTTAATGTTGCCGTACAAGAATCTGCTACAGGCGCTGATCGAACTAACGCACAGGCTACGTTTGACGCTATGATCTTAGAGCTGGGTATTGCTTCAGACAGCATCTTGGCGCGTTACTTGTGGGAATTGATTAATGACACCCAGACTGTTGCGTGGCAAAATATCGCAAGCCAAACTTCAACTTCATGGCAGTCCGTAAACACCTCTACCAGTACTAATTGGACTCCGATTGAAACAATACCGTAAGGAAAGAACATGGCTCTCGTAGTCAAAGACAGGGTTAAAGTTGTTAGTACAACGACCGGCACGGGTACGTTTACCTTGGGCGCTGCGCCGTCAGGCTTTCAGAACTTTTCGGTAATCGGTGACGGGAATACAACATACTACGCGATTGTTGATCCTGCTGCGGGTGCTTGGGAAGTTGGTATTGGTACTTATACGTCTTCTGGCACAACATTATCACGCGATACGATTTTAGAATCTTCAAACGCTGGCTCAGCGGTTAACTTCGCGGCTGGCGATAAGGATGTGTTTGTTACCTACCCTGCTGAACGAGCGGTGTATCAAGACGAGTCTACAGGTACGGCGTTCTCTCCCGCTTTTAATGCGTCTAATGGCATCATTGTAAATAGCGCCACAGTCAGTGCGAATTACACAATACCTAGTGGATCAAACGCTATTTCAGGCGGGCCAGTCTCAGTGGCGGGTGGCGTGACGGTAACGGTATCGGCTGGTTCCGTGTGGACTGTGGTTTAAAGGATAAACATGTCAGGTCAAATTAAACTTAAAGCTGCCTCCCTTGGTGGAGACATTACGCTCACACCTACAGATACAGCGTCAAACCTTGTTGTAACGATTCCTGCCACAACGGGTAGTGCTGTTGTCTCCACAACCGCTTTGGCTTACTCACCCTTTGTTGGGTTCCGTAACCGCATCATCAACGGCGGAATGACGATTGACCAGAGGAATGCTGGGGCGAGTAGTACGCCTACAGCCAGTGCATATTATTCTTGCGATAGGTGGCAAAGCGTTATTACTCAAACGTCAAAATTCAGCATTCAACAAAACGCTGGTGCGATTACTCCTCCTGTTGGATTTACTAATTATCTTGGCGTTACTTCTTTGTCTGCGTATTCTGTATTAACAGGCGATACTTTTCTTGTTAATCAATTAATTGAAGGGTTCAATGTATCCGATTTGGGGTGGGGTACTGCTAACGCAGCTACCGTTACATTATCATTTTGGGCTAGGTCATCGTTGACAGGTTCTTTCGGTGGATCATTAGTGAATGGTGCGGCAAATCGTAGTTACCTTTTTAGCTATACTGTTTCAGCAGCAAATACTTGGGAATATAAAACAATAACTGTTTCTGGAGATACATCAGGCACTTGGTTAACTACTAATGGCATCGGAATGTACGTTCGTTTTGGTTTGGGTTCTGGCGCAACTTTTTCTGGAACGGCTGGCGCATGGGGTGCTGGCAACCTTGTGCAACCTACAGGTACAGTATCCGTAGTCGGCACAAGCGGAGCTACCCTCTACATCACAGGCGTACAGCTAGAGAAAGGCTCGACTGCTACACCGTTTGAGTTTAGGAGTATTGGGGACGAATCAAATCTTTGCTTTAGGTATTATCAAACGTATTCCAACCCACCTCTTAGAGGTGTCTATGCTTCAACCTCAACGGCTTCTCGTTGTGCAATGGTTTTGCCAGTAGTTATGAGAGCAACGCCAACAGCAACGGTTGGCACATTAGATTTTTTTGATGGAAACGCTGTATCTACTGCTTCATCTATAAACGTAGCATATCTAAATGCTAAGTCAGTAGAGTTTGATTTTAATTTAGCATCTGCTGTAATGGTTGCATTTCGTCCAGCGATTGTTTACCAATCTGGCAGCACAAACAACTTGTTTCTAACTGCGGAGCTGTGACCATGTATCAACTACTCCAAACAACAATTTTTGGCGAAGCAACTTGCATCAAGCGTCTATTAGACAACGCCTTCATCCCGTTTGACCCCGCCAACACCGACTACCAAACATATCTAAAGTGGCTTGCAGAAGGCAACGAACCCTTACCCGCTGACGAGGTGCAATAATGGCTGTTACGATTAATGGAACAACTGGATTTGTAGATAATGCAGGTAACGTGCGTCAAATCCCTCAGTCTGGCTCAGCCAAGACGACAAGCTACACCCTGACAACGGGTGATGTTGGGGAATTTATTGAGGTCGGTTCAGGCGGCTCAGTCACCATTCCTGATGCCACGTTTGCAGCGGGCGATGCTGCGTCTGTGTTCAACAATACGTCAGGTGACATTACGGTGACTTGTACGATTACAACCGCCTACATTGGTGGCACAAATACAGACAAGGCTACAGTTACACTAGCAACTCGTGGTGTAGCAACCATCCTATTTATTAGCGGCACAGTCTGCGTCATCACAGGAAACGTGACATGAGCTTAATGCAGATGCTGCTGGGTGCTGTACAGAGCGGGTATAACCTACAAAGGTCTGTTAGGTTTCGTGCGAGTGCGTCTGCTAATTTAAGTCGTACTTTTGGTTCGCTTACTGCTAGAACAAACCAAACAGTTTCTTTATGGTTCAAGATTGGCACACTTTCTACTGAGCGTGTTCTATATGCAGGATACGATGGAAGCTCTGGCGACGCAACGTCAATAATTTTAAAAACAGATAACACTTTGCAGTTTAATTTTGGCGGTGGTGCAGCATATAACTTAACCACATCACAAGTTTTTCGTGACCCCTCTGCTTGGTATCACCTTGTTATTGCATACGATACAACTCAAGCCACGGCATCCAATAGAGTAAAAATGTATCTAAATGGAGTTCAAGTAACTGCATTTAGTGCCGCAAATTATCCTGTTTTAAATGCAACTTCGCAGTTTTCATATACAAATGGAAACAATAAAATTGCAGCACAATGGAATTCTACGAATTTCTTTGATGGCTACATGGCTGAATTTCACTTTATTGACGGTCAGCAATTAACCCCCTCATCCTTCGGCTCAACAAACGCACTCACAGGCGTATGGCAACCCGCAGCATACACAGGCACATACGGCACTAACGGGTTTTATCTACCGTTTACCGATAACTCTGCGCTGACTACATCTAGCAACGTAGGCTTGGGTAAAGACTTCTCAGGCAATGGTAACTATTGGACTACGAACAATATCAGCATTACTGCGGGTGTGACGTATGACAGTATGACGGATGTGCCTACGCTTACAAGTGCTACGGCGGCTAATTATGCTGTGTTGAATCCGTTAGATCAAAGCACTAACTGGACTCTATCTGATGCCAACTTAAAGTGCCGTAGATCAACTGGTACGCCAACAGTTAGAGCAACAATTGCAATACCCGCATCCGGTAAATACTACTTTGAGTATTTGCAAGAGTTAGGTACAGGCGCAAGTGATGTGATAATGTACGGGCTTTGTTCTGGCGCAAGAAGTCTAAACGCAGGGCCAAACCAAACTGGCGATTACTCTCTTTATTGTGCAGCCAATGGCTTTCTTGTACAGAATGGGTCTAACGTAGGAAACATTGGGACAATTCCAAGCGTCAATCAAATCGTTCAAGTTGCTGTCGATGTTGATAACAGTAAGATGTGGTTTGGCATCAATAATTCTTGGTATATCGCAGGTGGTGCGACAACAGGAAACCCGTCAACAGGTGCAAACCCAACATTAACAGGTGCGCTTGGTGGACTGTTTCCAATGGTCTACGTTGATGCAACTGTAAACACAGGTACGGTTATCAACTTCGGTCAGCGTCCCTTCGCCTACACGCCCCCAACAGGCTTTGTTGCGCTCAATACGTTTAACTTGCCGACAGCTACTATCGTCAAGGGCAATACGGTGATGGATGCGACTCTTTATACGGGTACAAACGTAACTGGTTTGGTCGTTACAAACGCTGCTGGTTTTAAGCCTGATTTGCTTTGGGTTAAAAGCCGCAACGGTGTAAATAGCCACGTTCAAATTGATTCTGTGCGTGGAATCACTAAGGTACTAAATTCCAATACAACGGGCGCAGAACAAACGGCAACAGCGGGAACAGGAATACTGTCGATAAACAGTACCGGATTTACTCTTGGTACTGAAATATCTACGTCAGGATCAACTAACAGTAACGGAAATACCTATGTCGCTTGGCAATGGCAAGCAGGACAAGGCTCATCATCCTCTAACACCGCAGGATCAATCACATCTACTGTGAGCGTGAACGCTAGTGCTGGGTTTAGTGTGGTGACGTATACGGGTACAGGTGCTAATGCTACGGTGGGGCATGGATTAGGTGTTGCGCCTAAGATGATTATTACCAAACATCGAACAAGTGGCGGCTTAGATTGGCTTACTTACCACTCATCCATTGGCAATACTGGATGGGTGTCTCTAAATACTACTGGTGCAACAGTCACAGGCAGTACGGTTTGGAACAATACTTCACCAACATCATCTGTTTTCTCAATCGGAACAGCCCTAAACGTAAATCAAAGCGGACAGCCAATACTTGCCTACTGTTGGGCAGAGATTGACGGGTTCAGCAAGTTTGGATCGTATACGGGTAATGGATCGACTGATGGACCGTTTGTGTACACAGGCTTTAGACCAAAGTTTGTGATGATAAAACGCACAGATAGCACATCCAACTGGTATATGTTTGATACTTCAAGAAACACATTTAATGTGATGACAAACGAATTATTAGCAAATTCTACAAATGCTGAAGCCAATGAAAACAGATGGATTGATGGTTTGTCTAATGGTTTTAAAATTAGAAACGATGCCGGAAATCAAATCAATGCAAGCGGCGGAACAATGATTTACATGGCATACGCAGAAAACCCATTTCGCAATTCTTTGGCTCGATAAGGAACACTCATGTTTGCATACATCCTAAACAACGTATTTCAACGCTTTATCCCCCAAGGCGTAGCATTTAAACTCAACGGCAAATTCTATGCCTCTGATTGGCTAAACCTGTCGACTCCAGCAGAAAAGGCTGCACTTGGTATCGTGGATGTTGTGTACGCACAGCGTCCTGATGACAAGTATTACTGGGTGACAGAATTATCCCCTACATACAACGCTGCAACCAAACAGGTAGATGTTGCCTACACATCTATCCCTAAAGACCTAGCAGGGTGCGTAAAACAGGCTGTAGACGCAATAAACGCACAAGCCTATAGCATTCTATTGCCTAGCGATTGGATGGCTGTAAAGGCGTTTGAGACGGGGTCTGTCGTGGCAGAGGATTGGGCTGCATGGCGGCAAGAGATTCGTAACCAAGCTGCACAAGGTATTGCTGCGGTCGAGGCTTGTTCTGATGTTGAGGCGTTAGCTGCATTGCCATCGGTTGAATGGGCGCACGATCCTAATTTTGTAAATTTGGCAGCACTTATAACGCTTAATGTTTTACATAAAGTCAACTAAAATACTTCAAGCGCTAGACGTTTAAACAAGGATATACCATGCCAAGCACCTTTTCACCCTCGCTCCGCATCGAACTTATCGGTGAGGGAGAGCAAGACGGACTCTGGGGTCAGACTACCAATAACAACCTTGGTGAACTGATCGAACAAGCTATTGCTGGAGTCACAACCGTAGATGTTACTGCGGGTAACGTAACCCTGACTTCATTTAACGGCACTGTTGACGAGGCGCGAAACGCGGTTCTAAACATAACAGGTACTCCCGGTGTAGCGCGTAATGTCGTCATCCCAAATCAGAAGAAAACTTATCTGGTAAGCAACGCTTCAGACGCAGCAATTGGTATTAAGACCTCTGCGGGAGCTGCTGCTACGGTTTCGGCAGGTTCTAAAAGTTTGTTAGTTTGTAACGGTTCTGATGTTGTTACAGCTTATCTTGAAAGTGCCGTGATTACACCACCTTTTGTGGCTGGCACAAGAGTATTATTTCAACAAACAGCGGCTCCGACAGGTTGGACAAAAGTCACGACCTTTAACGATGCTGCATTACGTGTTGTGAGTGGCGCTGCAAGTTCAGGGGGTTCTGTTGGTTTTACAACCGCGTTTTCTAATCAAAACGTTGGCGCAACTGCGCTTTCTGCTGCTCAAATACCAAGTCACGCGCACACATTTTCTGGCACCACAGGCGGTATCGGCGACCACGTCCACACATATACAGTGATTGCTGCAATAGGCGGATCCTCTTATACAGGCGGTGGTTCAGGTACAGTTACTGCCACTACGGGCGGAGCAGGTGCGCACGATCACTCTTACAGCGGAACAACATCTTCAATAGGTAGTGGCTCAACCCACACTCACACGCTTAATTTGGCGGTTCAATACGTCGATATTATTATTGCTGCGAAGGACTAACCGTGCAAATTAAACCCGGTACATTTTGCCCACTTGTCAAAGACGAATGTTTGCAGTTTAAATGCGCTTGGTTTACCCAGTTGCGCGGTAAAAACCCACAGACTGGAGCCGATGTTGATGAGTGGGGTTGCGCTATAACTTGGCTACCCATGCTTATGATTGAGAATAGTCAGCAGCAACGCCAGACTGGGGCAGCGGTGGAGTCTTTCCGCAACGAGATGGTCAAGTCTAATGAGTCTAGTCAGCAGCTCTTATTTGCTGCGGCACAACAAAACCTTTTGAAATAGGATTAAATATGGCTACGATTACTTGGGCTATTACAAGCATAACTATTTTGCCGCAGGTTGATGGATACACTGACTTTGCGTGGCAAGTTAGCTGGACATGTTCCGCTACGGACGGAGCAAACATACAGACGGGGGGTTCCGGCGTGGCATTTTCCCCCGAACAGCAAAAAGAACCTTATACCCCATACGATCAGCTTACAGAAGCTCAAGTTGTTGAATGGGTAAAGCAAGAATTAGGCCCTGATTTAGTAGCTAAAACAGAAGAAGGGTTAATTAATATGTTAACCGCGCAGGTTGCTCCCCTGCCTTGGGTCGTGTAATGGCAACCACTAGAAAACCCGCTGTTAAAGCGCCTGCAAAAGTTGCAGCAAAACGCGCACCTGTCACACGTTCCAAGCCCGTCCAAAAACAGAATATGATGGACGCAATATTAGACCTCATTAAGTGGGTAGATAACCCGTTCAAGCTCGTTTCAGTAATCCTGCTGTCTACCATTTTTTTCTTGGGCTACCTGACTTGGGATAGCCGACAGGTCATTCTGGCAGCAATAAGTAGCAACAGCACCATGCCGCAACTCAAGACTCACGAAGAATTATTGCCATTGGCAAACAGGCTGGTCAAAGATGTAAACGCTGTCGGGATCGTAATTAATAAAGTCAACCTAACCACCAACAGCCGCACAACAATCCTTGCGATTGCCAACGGTGAGCGTAACCATAAGCTAGAGGGCGTGACTGTATCGCTCTTTAATGAAAGCCCTGCACGAAACGCTGACGTTGTTTCTATGCTGAACAACGAGATAGCGTGTAAGCCGTTTGAGTCATCAAGCCCTGTTGGTGAGTGGGCTAAGTCACAAGGGGTAACGTATATGTGCCGTGGATCAATACCCAACGAGATGGGTAAATTTGCAGGATACATTGCAGTCGGATTTAAAGCAGAGCCACAGGACTTAACTTCAGTCAAAACCCGCATCATTCTAGCCGCTACGGAGATGGACAAATGAAAGCAAAATGGGAAGCACTCAAGGCTTGGTGTGATGCCAAGTGGACAGCAATTAAAATCCGTTTTTCAGGCGTGAGGTTCTAACATGATCCCCATTCTCGACATCTTAAATATTGGGTCAAAACTTGTTGATAAGTTCTTTCCCGATCCAGAGCAAAAAGCCAAGGCGCAGCTTGAGCTTTTAAAGATGCAGCAAGATGGTGAGCTGCAAAAGATTCAAGCTACCATACAGGAACAACAAGAACTAACCAAGCGTCATACGGCGGATATGGCTTCCGACTCATGGCTCTCTAAGAACATCCGTCCGTTAATGTTGATCTGTTTGTTTTCTGCTTATACCGTGTTCTCTGTTGCCTCGGTGTTTGATTTTGAAGCAAAGACTGCCTATGTAGAGCTGCTGGGTCAGTGGGGAATGCTAGCTTTTGGATTTTATTTCGGGTCACGAGGCGCTGAGAAAATCGCCGAAACCATGACAAAAGGGAAAGAAAATGGCGGCAAGTAATTGGCAGAAAGCGTTTGAGCAGATGCTTGCTAGTGAGGGCGGCTTCACAGACGATGAACGTGATAAAGGTAATCAGCTACCGGACGGACGCAAGGGTTCGACTATGCTCGGAGTGACGCAATTTAATTGGGAAAACCATATTGGACATCAAGTTACTCACGATCAAATGCGTAAGCTGACTGCTGCGGATGTTGAGCCGTTGTACAAAAAGAAGTATTGGGACGTTGTTCGTGCTGATGAACTGCCAAGCGGCATTGATTATTTGGTGTTTGATATGGGTGTCAACGCAGGCCCCGGTCGCGCTATTAAGCTGTTACAAACCGCCGTAGGTGTCCCTGCTGATGGTGGGCTTGGGCCGATCTCAATGAAAGCGGTCTTAGCTGCTGACCCTGTAGAACTGATTGAAAAGTTTAGTGCAGAGAAAGAAGCCTTTTATCGCAGCCTTAACGATTTTAAAGTGTACGGCACGGGGTGGCTAAATCGTGTTGCGGCAGTTAAAATCAAAGCATCATCCATGCTAGGATAACCTATGGCAATCCAAAAACTTGCAATCCAGCCCGGAGTATACCGAGAAGGCACTAGCTATAGTGCTGAGGGTAAATGGTTTGATTGCGACAAGATTCGCTTCCGCTCTGGTAATGCTGAAAAGATCGGTGGGTGGATCCGTGCGTCTAACTTTACGTTCGATGGCGTTGCACGTTCGCTCTGGAACTGGGTTGATCTGTCTGGCACTAACTACTTGGGTGTTGGTACAAACCTTAAGTACTACATTGAGAAGGGCGGTTTTTACTACGATGTCACGCCTATCCGCAAGACCGTTAACCCAATGGCAAACAATCCGTTTGCTACAGCATTCAGCACACTTAACGGCGGCATCAGCGCGACAGATACAGTTATTACTTTAACGGCTGCATCAAGCTTCCCTAATACTGGTGGCGTAGTTAAGATTGATTCCGAACAGATTCTGTATAACGGTGTATCAGGGAATACCCTGACCGGTTGTGAGCGTGGATTTAACGACACTACCGCTGTACTACACCTAACAGGCGCAAACGTAGGCTGCTCAACTATTGCCGTGACCGACACTGCAAACGGCGTGGTTCAGAATGACTATGTAACATTTAGTGGTGCAACTGCGACTGGTGGTATTGCTGCAACTGCTATTAATGCCGAACAACAAGTGTTCCGTATTGCTAACTCTAATAAATACACGTTTAACATTGACGGTGTTTTCTCCACGAGCGCGACTTCTGGCGGTGGTGCGGCTGTAATAGCTGAATACCAAATCAATACTGGTCTTGATGTTTATGTAATCGGCACGGGATGGGGTGCAGGTGCTTGGACTAACCCGCTCAACTTTACTCTTACAAACCCATTTGATACAACCAGCGGCAGCGGCACGATAGTGGTCACTCACACCGCACACGGCTTAACTAATGGGCAGTATGCTAGGTATTCTGGTGCTGTTGCTGTGGGTGGCGTACCTGCTGCGTTGCTTAACCGTACGTACTCAATTACGTTTATCGGAGCGAACTCTTACTCCATTGCTTTGGGGAACGACGGCTATGGCAACCCCATTACAGCTACTTCTACCGCAAATGGCGGAGGAACAATTACCGCAGCTTACCAAACAGGCACTCGTGGTTGGGGTGAGGCTTCTACCACTACTGGTATCGGGCGGCAATTGCGTCTATGGACTGCGGAAAACTTCGGACAGGATCTGGTACTTGCGCCTCGTAATGGGGCTATCTATTACTGGGAAGGTGTAACCGGCGTAACTGAACGTGCTAAGTTATTGTCTGATCTCTCTACAGCAGAAGGATTTGATGGCGACTTTGTACCAAATCAGACACTTGAGGTTTCCTCTTCCTCTATTCAGCGTTTTATCATCGCTTTTGGCGCAAACTCATACGATCCCGGCGATCCAGATACTCCTTTTAACCCGATGCTTGTACGTTGGTCGGATCAAGAAAACCCCTACGAGTGGGTACCTGCAATCACAAACCAATCGGGTGAGTTTCCTCTTTCGCACGGCTCGTCAATTATTTCGTACATTAATACTCGCCAAGAGATTCTGATCTGGACTGACTCGGCGCTTTATTCTATGCAGTACTTAGGGCCACCGTATGTGTGGGGCTTTAACATCTTGATGGATAACATCTCCGTCATATCCCCGAACTCAATGATTACCGTTAGTAACGTGACCTACTGGATGGGCGATGGTAAGTTCTACCAATACACCGGTCGAGTGGAAACACTGTTCTGCTCTTTGCGCCAGTACATCTTTAATGATTTAAACAAGGATCAAGCGTTCCAAATCTTTGCAGGCGCAAACGAAGCGTACAACGAAGTGTGGTGGTTCTACTGCTCGAATGGCTCGAACGTAGTAGATAAGTACGTGATCTATAACTACTTAGAAAACGTCTGGTACTACGGCGCGTTAGGTAGAACAGCATGGCTTGATTCTGGTTTGCGCCAATTCCCACAGGCTGCTGATTACAACCATCGTATTCTGTTCCATGAAGCCAACGTAGATGACGTATCAGGGTTAACCCCAGTACCTATTAATGCGTACATTCAGTCTGCTGACTTTGATATTGGTGACGGGGATCGTTTTGCGTTTATCTGGCGCATACTGCCTGATATTAACTTTAACGGCTCAAACGTTAACCAGCCTTCTGTGACTATGACAATTAAACCTCGTCGTAATGCTGGTGCGCCATACAGCCCTGCGGATACACCAGAAGTACAAAGTGATAACAACTATAGCCTGACTCGTTCGTACAACATTCAAGAGTTTGATGGGCAGGTCTATACAAGGCTGCGTGGTCGCCAGATGGCTCTGCGTATTGAATCCAATCACTTAGGTGTGGCATGGCAGCTTGGTAGTGTTCGGGCAGACATTAAACCTGACGGCAGGCGCTGATGGCTAAGGTTACTTTACGCCCTACTAAGGCACCGAACCTACCGCTTGCACCGGCAGTGTATGACACGCGCCAACAAGAGCAGTTGACCAACGCGCTACGCCTGTACTTTGCACAGATTGATAACGACTGGCAAGATATACTTGGTGAGGACGGCAGTCAATACTTGCAAACTCCACACATTGCGGCTTCAGCCAATGCGGATCAGATTGCATCGGGGAATGATGTTCCAACTTTAGTTGCTTTTGATGCCGTAGAATCCATTAGCGGGTTTACTCTAGATCCGGGTGGCTATGCTGTTGCAGGCCACGACGGGGTTTATAAGATTGATTACAGCTTGCAACTCGCCAATACTGATAACGCATCCCATGATGTTTTTGTATGGCTGCAAACCAATGGAATTTTAGTCCCCAAATCATCTAGCCGATTTACAATTCCAGCGCGTAAAAGCGCGAGTGTGTTTGGGTTTGTTGTTGCGTACTCATCAATTGAGTTTGAGATTAGCAAAGACGACGAAATTCGTTTGTGGTGGGCGACCGAAAAGGCTTACAACCCAGTTGGCCCTGTAAACGGTGTTTATATGGAAAACATAGCTGCTCAGACTTCGCCTTACGCAAGACCTTCTAACCCTTCCGCAGTTGGTAGCATAAACTTTGTTTCTAGGCTACCCGCATGATAATATTAATTAATTTCCAAAGCGAGTGATAATATGATCCCTATCGTAGCTGGTTTACTCATGGGCGCTGCAATGGGTGGCGGTATCGCTGCTTTGCAGAAGAAAGATATCCTTCAAGGTGCCTTAATGGGTGCCGCTGGCGGAGCGCTAGGTGGGGCTTTTATGCCTGCTGCTGGTGGTATTGCGGGGGCAACTCAAGGCGCAGTAACCGAAGGTGCAACTTCAGCTTTAACAAATGCGGCATCTCAAACAACCGCGCAGGGGCTTCCGGCTTTAGGTACAGAGTTTGGTGTTCAAGGGGCTATGGCTGGGGGAGCGCCTCTTCCCGGTGCTAGTTCAGGCATTTTTGGTGGTTCAGGTGGGATTGGTAACTTCCTCTCACAAAACAAATACGCACTAGCAGGTGGAGCCGTTGGCGGTATGATGGCACCGGGCGAAAAACCGCCAAGCCCAGAGCAAGGCAATATCTATACAACTCAATTCTCGCAGGATAAAAATCCTAACTTTGGCGCACGGGGCGAAAGTTACTTTACCAATCAAGCATACGCACCCGGCACTATTACTCCTGTTGAAGATTACAAACCTACTCAGTTTGCTGCTAATGGTGGCATTATTGCTTTGGCTGAGGGTGGTGGTCTGGAGACGCAACGTTACTCACAACCTGTGCGCCAAATGGCACCTGAAGTTGCTGCATATAACCAGCAGATGATGGCGCGAGCCAACCAACAGTACAACGTAAATCCTCGTCCCGGCCCGATGCAGGTATCTGGTTTTGATGCACCTGTACAAACCCCCGCAGCCCCTGTTGCAGAAGCTGCAAAACCTAAAGACTACATTGACGAATACTACCAACAGATGCTTGGGCGTAATGCTGACCCAACAGGTCGCGGATTAATTGAAAATGCAATTAAAAATGATCGTGGGTATGATCCCGCCAGAGATATTGCAGAAACCATCAGAAGCTCTGAAGAGTTTAAACTCTCAGGTAAAAATGAAAATCCTACAGGCATCGAAATAGGCAAGGTGTATTCTGCTGGCGCACCTGCTGCGGCTAACTCTCCTTCAGGGCTTCGCTTTAACCCAAGAACTCAACAGTATGAAGGTACGTTTGCTGCACCTATTGATAGCACTAGACAATCAAGATTTGGCGGGTTGGGAGGAGATAGCGGTGGAGATGTAGGTGCAAATTCTATGGACGGCCCCGGTCAGGGTAATCCGGGTGGCGACCCCGGCAGTGATGCTTCTGCAAATGGTGGCAAAATTAGACAACGCTACAACATGGGCGGTATTTCATCTCTTGGTTCTTACTCTGATGGCGGTCAGTTGCTTCGTGGCCCCGGCGATGGAGTTAGCGATGACATTCCTGCTCGAATTGGCGCTCGTCAACCTGCTCGACTTGCTGATGGTGAGTTTGTAGTACCTGCTCGTGTTGTGTCTGAGCTTGGTAATGGCTCGACTGACGCTGGTGCTAAGCAGTTATACGCCATGATGGATCGTGTGCAGAAGAATCGCAAGAAGACCGTCGGTAAAGGCAAGGTCGCAGTTGATGCTAAGTCACGTAAGCTTCTGCCAGCATGAAAATACAACACGTCCCTGTGCAACACGCTGCGCAGACTTGGCCTTTAGTGGAAAGCTATATGGCGGAGTCACAAGCGCAGTCGAAAGGGGATTACACGCTTGACCAGATTAAGATGTACGTGTTGACAGGCGGATGGTTATTGCTCGTTGCAACTGATGATGACAACAAGATTCACGGCGCAATGACTGTTGAGTTTCATAACAGACCGAACCACAGGGTTGCATTTATTACCGGTACGGGTGGCAAGTCTATTATTAACGATGAGACGTTTAAACAGCTAGAGGTTATCTGTAAGACTAACGGAGCGACTGCAATCGAATGCGCTGCGCGAGACTCCGTAACTAAGCTGCTAAACCGTTTTGGTTTTAAAGATAAATACAGAATTGTTGAGGTAATTTTATGAACTTAATCTCCACCATTAAAAGTTTCTTTAACTACTTCACGCTATATGCTGGGAGTGGGGGTGGCGCTCCTGCACAACAAAACGTTACTACAACGTCTATCCCAGAATACGCACGTCCATATGTAGAGAAATCATTAGGACAAGCTGCTGCTCTGACAGACATCTCTCAGAACCCATACCAAGCGTACTCTGGTCAGCGTATATCAGCGTTTACACCATTACAAGCTCAGGCGATGCAAAATGTGTCGGGTATGCAAGGCTCATCTCAAGTTACTGATGCATCTAACTTAGCGTATACGGCAGGTCAACAAGGTCTTGGCGCACAGCAAAACGCACTAGGTTTGCAAAACACAGCCCTTGGTTACGGTCAGGCAGGTGCTGGATACGGTGCGGCTGCATCACAATACGGAGCAGAAGGCGCTCGTCAAGCACAACAGGCGGCGCAACAAGCACAAGGTCAAGCCGGTATGTACGGCGCTTTAGGCATGGGTTATGGGTCGCAAGGTGTTGGTATTGGCGGGATTGGTGTTCAGCAAGCTCAGCAAGGATTTGGCGCAGGTGATGCGTATCGTCGGCAAGCTACATCCGCTGATGCAATGGGGCAGTATATGTCGCCCTACATGCAGAACGTTGTTGATGTGCAGCAAAGAGAAGCAGTACGTCAGGCTGATATTGCACGTCAAGGTACACAAGCACAGGCTGTTAGATCCGGAGCCTTCGGCGGCTCTCGCGGCGCGATTGTAGAAGCAGAAAATCAACGCGGTCTGCAGGATCGTTTGGCACAGATTCAGGCTACTGGCTCGCAATCAGCGTATGACAAAGCTCAACAAGCTCAACAATTTGCATCTAATCTTGGGTTGCAAGGTTTGCAGGCTGGCTATCAAGGTCTTCAAACTGGTTTGCAAGGTACGGCTCAGGGTATGCAAGGCGCAGGTATTGGACTGCAAGGCGTTGGTCAGCAAATTGCTGCTGGTCAATTAGGGCTTCAGGGCTCACAAGTAGGCATCCAAGGTCAACAAGCTGCTATGCAAGGCACCGCGCAAGGGCTTCAAGGCGTTCAAACGGCTACGGGTGCGGGTCAGTATGGTCTTCAGGGAGCAGGCGCAGCAACGAGCGCAGCAGGTACGTTGGGTCAACTTGGTCAGACACAGTTCGGGCAGCAAGCGGCAATTACAGACGCACAGATGCGGGCTGGTGCATTGCAACAAGCGCAAGAGCAGAAAGGTCAGGACATGGAGTACCAGAGCTATTTAGAAAGCTTAAACTACCCATACAAACAGCTTGGGTTTATGAGCGATTTGTATCGTGGTCTGCCACTGTCTCAGTCATCACAGTCTATGTATCAGAACCCCAGTGCTATTTCACAAGCGGCGGGTCTTGGAACAGCAGCGTATGGTCTGTACCAGATGGGTAAAAAGAACGGTGGTTCAATTAAAGAAGGCGATGGTCTGGACGCACTCGGCTTGTATAATGCCATGAGAAAACAGGGGTAAGCTATGTCAGTAATGGATATGAACTCACGCATGGCTATGGCTGAGAAGCTTTCTGTGCAACAACTGCAACAGGCAGTTCAGTCTGGCTCCCTCCCTGCCTACATTGGCATCCCCCTGATCGAGCAAAAGACTAAAGAACGCGCTCAGATGGCAGCGGCTCAACAAGGTCAACAAAAACCTCCTAGCGTTGCCGCGAGTATCTTGCAACAAGCCGACGAGCAAGAGCAACAAGAACGTGGTATCGACGAACTACCAAGCAACTTACCCATGATGGAAGATGAAGAGATGGGTATGGCAAACGGCGGCATCATTGCGTTTGCTGACGAAGGGCGAGTGGTTGATCCTGAAGAAGACCCACTTATTACTGCACTACGTCAAGACCCCCTTGCACAGTTTAGTGGGTTAACTCCAGAAACATTAACCGCTGACACCGCACGTATTGAAAAAATAAAAGCCGAACGGGCTGCTGCTGAGGAAGCCCAACGACGTGGGTTTTTACGTACGGCTGCACCACACATGCTACCTCCGGTAGTAGTCACTACGGAAGAACCACGACCTAATATTGATTCACAATACGTTGCACAGGATATGCAAGAAGGTGGACGTGGGATCACAGCCGCACCGGGCGCAAAACTAGCCCCAACTGGAACGCCGGGCGCGCCAAGAACAGCTCCACAAGGCGGCAGTCCAAATGCGCTTTCTCCTACCCCTCAAATGACAAGTGCTGCGCAACCAGAATCCGCGATGGATAGGTATGCACGTATGCTTGAAGCTCAGGGTGAAGACTCTGCCAAGTCGCGTAAAGACGCTAAGGCTATGGCTATTATTCAAGCCGGTCTAGGTATGATGGGTGGCACTTCGCCTAATGCTTTTGCTAATATCGCCGCAGGTGCTATGCCTGCTATTCAGGGCTATCAACAAGCTCTACAAGGCTTACGTAAAGACGACCGTGAACGCATCGGTAAGCTTATGGAAATGGGTATTAGCAAAGAGAAGCTTGGTTTGGAACTCAAGAAGCTTGGTATTGAGGACAAGAAAGCTGATGCAATGGTTAATCTTTACAACGCCCGTGCTGGTGCGGCGGGTAGTGGTGGTGGCGGGGATGCTAAAAAACAGACTACGTACGTACAAGCTACACGTAATTACACTACAGCCATAGGTAACATCGACAATAAAATTGCAAAAATAAAAGAAAGTCAGTTTTATGGGATGGATCCAGCTAAGTTCCCATCGTTAGCAGGTAAAATTAAAGCAACAAATGATGCTGTAGC